GGGTGTTTGACTTAGCAAGTTGGTATAGAGGTCGCGCGCGATGCGGCTTGATGGGTCATTGCTTTCACCAAGCTGATCTAGCGCGCTCTGGATGAATCCATGGTCGCCGCGCATGTTGGTGACCTGCCGCATATTCGACGCCACGATCTTGTCCACAGCATCTTGTGGTAACCCGTAGTCGGTGGCGTTCAGTTGTGGGGCGGCGGGCTGTGCCAACTGGTCCCGGTAGCCCCGCGCCACACCCTCTTTATCCGCGAAATACAGCCCGTGCCCGTAAGCCTGCGCGCCCTCGCCGGTGCCGATCTTACTGAGGTCGAACGCATCGAAATCGTGCGGACTGCCGTGATACGCGGTGAAGCTAGGCTTGCCACCCGGCGCCGAGGTGCCCAGCAGCAGGCTCTGCGCTACCTGCTGTGCCGCGTCCGTGACGCCCTCGCCCGTCGGGTGCCCACCCTCCAGCAACCCGCCACCCGACCACAAGCCACGATCCGCGCTGATCTGCTGCTGCCGCGCAATCTCGGCGGTGATCGCCTGATAGGTCTGCGCCAGCGCGTCGGCCTGGCTGACAGCACCGGGATCAGGCGGTGCGATCTGCGGCCGGCCAATCCCCAGCAACCCCGCCCCAGCGTCGGGCGTCGTCTGGTCAGGATCGAGCAGCGACGGCATTACTCGAACGCCTTGACGCGCTCGGCCTCGTCGCGCGCCGCATCGACGTAATCCACCGCCGCCTCCAGCGCGCCGCGGAACCGCCCCAGCGCCAGCACCATCTGCCGGTTGGCTTCGCGCTGCACCCCGTCGTCGGCGATGATCGCCTTCGTCGTGGCGTCCTCGATCAGCGTGTTGAGCACGTCATTGAAAATCTTGTCCGACAACAGCCGCTTCGCGCCCTCGGCGGCGATGATCTGGTCGGTCGTTAACTGCGGCATATCACGCGCCCTGAGGCGGTCCTGGCAACGGCGGGCCCCCCGGTCCCAGCAGCGGCGACATCGCCGCACGCTGCGTCAGCAATCCATACGCACCCGGTGGCCCACGTCCGCCGATCAGCGCGCTCTTGATCGCCGCCTGCGTGGCAGGGTCCATCCCGCCCCCAGGCGGCGGTGCCGGGCGTGGCTGCGGCGGTGGCGCCATTCCACCGCCCGGCAGCGGCATCATCGGCTGCGGCGGCCTGGGCGGCCCCTGCGGCTGTGGTGGCGACGCTCCCACGGCCGGCGGCTGCGGCGACATCGGGCTGGGTGTGCTGGACAGCAGCCCAACGGCTGGCACCTTGCTCTGCATCGCCTGCTTGAACTCGTCATAGCTCGGGGCCGGCGTGCCGAACTGCGCAGCGGCCACCCAGGTCTTGGACCACGCATCGAGCGCCGCCTTGTCGCGCTCGCGGTCGTCCTCCATGAGCAGCCGCGCGCGGTCGGTCTGTTGCTTCGCGCGGTCGCCTTCAATGTCCGCCGCCGTCTTGGATTGCTGCACCTGCGCCAGCAGCATGTCCGTGTTCGGCTGCTGCGGTGCCGGCGGCGGCTTGAACCCCGGCGGCAGCGCCTTGAAGTACGACGACACGTCGCTGATGCTCACCGTCTCCAGCATGCGCGCGAGCGTATTTCGATACTCAGGAATCCCCGACAGCGGGTTGTCCATCCCGCCCACCTGCATAATCTGTTCCTGCTTCTGGGCAATCGCCTGCAACATCGCCAGCCGCTCATGCGGCATGCCCTTGCCGCCGACGTTGATGGATGTCTCCCACATCGTCGCCAGCGCCCGCGGATCGATGGAGATCCACTCGCCGCGGATACGCACCACGTTCGGCCGGTCCTGCTGGCGCGCCATCATGCGCAGAATGCCGGCATAGAGCGGTGCCAGGCCGGTCTCGGCCAGGGTGCGCGCCACCATGTCCAGGCGGTCCTGCGCGGCGCTGCTCTGCTGGCTCACCGCCACCGGCGAGGTGGACTGCAACTCGTCCACCGTCAGCCCGGCCGAGGCACGGGTGATGCCGGTGCGGCTTTCCCTGATCGCCTCCAGCACGTCCATCACCGGCAACGCCTCTTTGCCGGCGAACGGCTTCACCAGTTCCGCCACCGCGCCCTGTTGGGCAACCCGGATGATCGAGCCGATCGCCGTCTGGCGTACGTCCGCTAAATTCGCTTGCCCTATCACCACAGCCGTGCGCGGGAACATCGCCTGTCCCAGCGAGTCCAGCACCGCACGCATCACCCGGCTTTCCACCCGCTGCAGGTCCATGACCATATCGGCCTGGCTGCTGCCGATGATCCGCCCCGGCTCACGATAGGGCGTGAAGCACGCCAGCGGGATCTCGTCGCAGCGCTCCCACTGCACCAGCGTCGAGGCATCACCCAGCATATGCACGTGAATCAGTTCGGCGCGGTTGTCGCCATCGGTGTCGCACCTGATCCAGCCCTCGGCGTAGCGCACGATACCCATGGATCTGTCGTTCGGTGGCGCGCCCTTGATGTTGTAACCCTGCGCATAGTCCCGCGCGATAACCTCCTGGCGCTGCCGGGTGCGCATCATCGTATCGCGGTGCGCCAGCACCTTGTCCTCGGGCAGCCCCATCTCGATCAGGTCGGAGGCCGCGACATCCCGCACATGGAACACCGCGCGCGCGCCCTCGACGGTGGCGGCATCCGCGACTACCCAGACGCATTCAGCCGCCACCGCCTCGATCACCGGCCACGATTGTTGGGCGCTGCGGGTGATAGTCGCCGACCAATACTCCGCCGGGGCGCCCTGCGAGAGATACATCTGCCCGTCCGGTGTCTTGGCCAGCGCCTCCTGCTCGCGCTGCAGCATCGGCCGGCGCACGATGCGCTGCGCCTCGATGCCAGGTTCAGCGAGCAGCATCTGCAGCTGCGGCAGCAGCAGCCCCTCGCACACCTCGGTGCGGATTTGCTGCCGCTTGCCCCAGTACCAGCGCACCCAGCCGGCCTTGCGGGTCAGCGCATCGAGTAGCGCGTCGTGCAGCACCGTCCAACCCTTGTTCGCGGTGAACAGCGCCCAGCGGCAGTAGTCCGTCGCCTGCCGCGCCAGCGTGGTGGCCAACTGGTCGTTGCCGGTGATCTCCGAGCTTATGGGTTCAAAGCTGACCGGATCTTCAACGGCGGTGAACAGTCTGAGCAGGCTTGGCAGCGTCTGCCGGATGGTGTCCCTGACGACGGTGAGGACGATTTGTGACCTACCCGTAGCCTCGTCGCCGAACGGCCGGCCCGCATAGTATTGGCTTGCAGTAATACGCTCGCGACTTAAGTATTGGTCGTAGTTCTGCGCTATCTTGAAGTAATACCGCGCAATGGCGGTTATCTCCTCGTCCGTCTTGCCGAGGCGTTCAAATATTATCTCTTGCTGCCATTTTGCCCCGTCCGGCTTGGCAGCGGGTCGCAACCCTGCCGCATACTTGCGCAATCCGGCCGGCAGTTGGTCGTCAGTGTCGGTGTCCGCCTCGGTGTCCTTGGGCGGCAGCAAATAGGCCAGCACCTGCTCGGCGCCGAGTTGCATGCCGGCGGGGCGCATGCCCTGCGGCACCAGTCCGGGGATCTGCGGCATCGGTGGTGGACCAGCGAACGACTGCGCCGACGGGCCAAGCAGGCTGCCGGGCGGCATTGGCGGCGGAGCGCCGGGCGGTGGTGGCAGCATGCCGCTCATTCCACCAATTCCGTGCGCTCGGCTATCTCGCGTTCAAGCTGCGCCAGGCGAATAGGCTCCCATGCCGCCTTGGCACGCTCCAACCGCTTCTGCGCTATGCGAAACGCCTCTTTAGCCTCGAAATACTCTCGTTCAGGGTTGCTCATGGCTCGGTCCCCACATAGGGCCGCATCTCAATGTACGCCTCGATCAGGCAAGCAAGGGACTGTGCCTTCAGTTCACGCGTATCGTCGCGTGGCAGACGCACTGCCTTGCGTTCCTTGGGATACTCATTTGCCAGCCACCACCGCCGAAGGTAATCGCGCACAGCGGGGTCCATCTCCCACCAGACCGCTTCCCATAACTCGTAGCCCCTCAGCGTCATACGTAATCCCCTGCCGTGAGGTCCATGCGCATCGCGCGGTTGTCGAACAGGCCCGAGGTCATCCCGCTAGCAATCCCCAGCCCCTGCTCGGCGAACGTCAGGTTCAGCGCATCGGCGGCATCGGGTGACGCCAGCCCGCGCGCGCGCATCAGGTTCTTGCTCTCCACCTGCAACCGCCCATCGCTCAGGAACGAATACCGTGGCGCCACCAAGTCGGCACGCAGCTCATCATCACGCGGCAACCGCACCGCGCGCGTCTCCAGCCACTCGCGACAACGCACCCAAAGCTCATCCCGCAACCTCGCATATCTGCCCGTGGTGCTCGCCACCTCGGCCACGTTCACGCCGAGGATGGGCAGGTTCTGCTCGTGCAGGCGGTCCACCACACCAGCGCCGATGCCGATCACGTCGATCACGATCAGCGCCGGGCGGTTGTGCCCTGCCACGTCGTACTCGGCCTTGACGGCACCCGCGAGCTGCATCGTGTCGATGTTGCGCCACCGCCTCGGCATCTCGGTGACCACGTTGCCCCGGCGCTTGACCAGCACGCTGGCATCATTACCGAACCGCGCCACGTCCACGCCCCAGATCTCGACGGCGGTCATGTCCAGCGCCACATCGCGCACCATGGCGTCATCGACCAGGCTTGCGGCAATCAGCGTGTCGGCATCGGCAACCGGGAACTCACCCAATACCCTCACCCTGAAGGCGTTGCTGTCCGTGCCATAGCGCTGCTCGATCTCCTTGACATAGTTCGGCGTCACCCGCCGGCTATCGGCGCTGCTCACCCGCATGGTGAACCAGCGGTCCCGCTCCATGACATGACAGCGCCAGAAGAAGCCGCTGCTGCGCGTGGGGTTGCCAATCAGCAGCGTGATCGCACCCGGTGACGACATCGAACCGCCAGCCGCCTCATACACCGCCTCATCGATGCCAGACGCCTCATCAGCAACCAACAGAACATGCGTGCTGTGCAACCCCGCCATGGCCTCGGGCTTGTCTGGCCGGCTGGTCCTGGCCGTGATGAAACACTCCTGATCGG